ACAACACACGATATGTGCGTAGTGCTACATTGATTGACTTGTTCTATTGGTTGTGCTTGTACTTCTTCAAAGAACTAAACGACATTCCTATGTCAACTACATGGGTATTTGTTGGTTTGTTAGCAGGACGTGAGTTGGCTATGGCAACATACTTTGGTAAAAAGAAAACTAAGAGTGTGTTTCCGTTGGTAGCAAAAGACTTTGGTAAGATGATGGTAGGACTAGGAGCCTCAGTAGCACTAGTACTAATGATCCATTATATTATTGTACCAAACGGTTTGTAATACCCATAGGGTCGGGTTGCTACGTAATAAGCACGAGCAGGGCCAATGGTTAGCCCTGCATCTTTTCTAAGTTAGCAATATAGTTTGTCATTGAATGGTCACTGAAACTATCAACGCCGCCTTGCTTTAGGCCCATCCACATACCACGCCAGCGATCTTTTGTACGCTGCCACGCTGTAAGTTTGCGCTCTAAGCCGTGTGCATTCATATAATGTTCTATACCGTCATGTGTGTATCCCATTATGCGTAATGGTACTCTAGTAACTATGTCGTTGTTGTTCACCCAACGATGATGCACAACACCTAAGCTCTTGCAGTATTTCTTCCAACCTACACGAGGTGAGCCATATGTGTACAGTTCTTCTGGATTAGGTATTAATTTATCATGACAACATCTACTTGCCATAATAGTTGCCATACCGGCTCCTAAACTGTGACCAGTAAACCATATTGTTTTATCGTTGTTTTGTTTACGCATGATATCTTCTAAAACCATAGGCCAAAGTTCATCTACTTCTTTCTTAAAACCCTGATGTACTCGACTAACTGTTTCTGAAACAACCGGTACTGCTTTAAGGTCTGCTTTAATATCATTAAACTCAGTTGGTTGAGTTCCTCGACATGCGATAACCATATCATCTTTATTTTGAAAACGATATGCTTGTGCGCCATCAAGTTCATAAAATTCTGTTGTTGTAAATCCAAACTTTTTTGCTTGCTTTTTTGCGTCTGTGACATTACTATAAGCTAATGCAGAGAGTTTTGCAAATAGTAAACTCTTTTCTAGGATAGTCAGTTTTGAAATTTTCATTGTTGATGCCCTTCTTTAATATATACTGTATTTATTTTTTACTATAAATACAATAAGGAAAGAAATATGAAACGTAGCACAAGAAGTATTTTACAAGAGTTAAACAACATACATCAAAAAGATAGTGACCATCTGATTGATACCACTGCAAATAATATTATTGAAAGTGCTATTAATCTATTAGGTAGAATTCACGGTACATACGATAGTCAAACAGCTTCTGATTTAGAAAGAAAGTTTATCAATAGTATAAAGACAGGCGATCCTAAGAAGTTTAGAAGAAGTATACAAAGAATGATTGAAGGTAAGAAAAATGACAATTCTTAAAGAAGGCGGCAATATTTGGCCAGACGAAACTGAGGACTTTGATCAAGCTATTATTCCTGACATGATGAAACAGGTTAATAGTGTATTAGCTAAGACAGGCGCAAAGGCACTACCCATTGGTTCTGGCGCAACACCGACACCTGGAAAACGTTCAGGTGATTTAGATATGATTATTGATGCAGGTAAACTATCAGGGCACTTCAAAGTTAAAGATGCAAAAGCAGCAAGAGTTGAATTAGAACAGTTATTTCAACAAGCAGGATTTGACACAAAGAAAACAGGTACAAGTGTACATGTTAAAACTAAAGTAGGCGGAGCAGCACAGCAAGTTGATATTATGGTTGTTGACAATGGCGAGACAGCACAGAAGTTCCATGTACACGATTTACCTAAAGGTTCTCCGTACAAAGGTATTCACAAACAAATTATGATTGCTGACCTAGCAAAACAAAAAGGTATGAAGTGGAGCCCTTACAAAGGCCTAGTTAATAGAGAAACAAACGAATTAGTATCTAACAACCTAGACGAGATTGCTAAAGAGTTACTAGGACCTAATGCTAGAGCAGCAGATTTAGGTTCAGTTGAATCGATAGTGAAAGCAAACCCGGCTGCACAGGACGTAGTTGACAAATACGAAGGACCAGATAGTCCTAATCCTGTTTGGCAAGCTAAGAAAATTGCAGTAGAAGCAACAGGATATGCAACACTAGAAGATAAACAACTTGATCGCATTAAACAATTAAGTGGCAACATGTTAAACAGTGTGAGAATGCTATGAAATTTGCAGAGTTCCGTACAGTACTAACCGAAGCAGTATTAACTGAAGAATTTAAAGGTCGTGAATACAATCACTTAGAAGACTTAGTATTCATAAACGGAAGCGCAGGCGCAATGAAAGCGGCTGACATTTTAGATAATCTAGGTTCAAACTCCGACGATGTATCAATTAAGTGGGACGGTAATCCAACTATCTACTGGGGACGTGAACCTAACGGCGAGTTTGTTCTTGTAGGTAAGAATGGATGGGGACGTAATAAGTCAACATCAGCAGATAACTTATCACGTTTTATACAGAACTCAGGTAAAGGCGTAGAAGAACAACCGTGGCGCAAAGACTTTGGCGAAGAGATGGCCGAAGTCTTTAATATAATGAAGGCGGCAACTCCTGGAAACTTCCGTGGATATGTTTATGGCGATCTTTTATATAGTCCTCGGAAGCCATTTACTAAGACAGATGGCGCAGTTGAGTTTGAACCAAACTTAGTAAGATATACAGTTGATATAAAGAGTCCACTCGGTAGGCGTATAGCGAATTCAAAAGTAGGGGTAGTAGTTCATACAAAACTTGAAGAATTTGGTTCAAAGTCTGCTACTCCTTTTAAAGATGTAGAAGAACTTAATAGTCCAGATGTTGTTGTATTAGGACAAACTTACGTTACACATCAACCTAAAGTTGATACAAAAGAGGTATCAGGAATTAGAAAACGTGCCCAAAGCACAGGAAAAGTTATCGATCAATTCCTTGCACCTGTACCAGGACTTAGTGATATGAAGAACATCATTTATACATATGTTAATCATATGACAAGAACACAACAGTTAAAAAATCTCGAGAATGGATTTTTTGACTGGTTAGGTACATCAAAGGTAAGTACTAATAAGCAAGCAAAGATTGCATCAATGAATGATGCAAGTCCAAAAGCATTGCCTGCAATTTTTAGTCTTGTAAAACAAATTATGTCTGTAAAAGATCATATCATAGATCAATTAGACGATGCTGATGCAGACGTTAAGGCAACAACAAAAGGCGAGAAGGGCGGCGAAGGGTATGTCGCACAAAAAAGTAAAACAAAACTTGTACCTCGTACAAGATGGCAACCAAATTAAGGAAGTATAATGAAAATTAATGAAGTCACTGAAAGAGATGTTGATAGCAATTTTGAACTAACACCTCAGCAAAGAGCAGCAAGTAAGATGGCACAAAAGCTAAAGCGTAGAATTGACGGCTCAGATAAAGGCGGCCAAATGTTAAATGATGTTGACTATGTACAACTTTCAAGACTAGCAGAACTACTAAACAAAATGGGTTCAGGTGCTTTTGAGTTTTCAACAGTTAAAGATGTTTACGACGAAATGGTTCTTAATACAAAAATTAGAAACAAAGGTACTGACGACGATGGTGTTCCTTTTAACAAGAAGTCAAAAGACCATGAGCCTGAAATGACTCCAGATCGTTTTAAAGAATTACTGGCAATGGCCAAATAATGGAATTTATTAAAGATCTACATGAAGCAAGAATGACTAAAGACGACGGTAACAGTCGTAAGTTAACTTATTCTGATTGTATGGAAAGATTGTATTTAAATTTACTTGTGTTAGAAACATTAAGAAAGTTTCCAGATTTTAATAACCAAGTAAAGAAATATTGTACTAAAACCGCAGGGTTTGAATTGTACAAATATTATAGAATTATGGGAACTGACACTTATAATCTAATGTATTTTCTAGTAGGTCCAACATCAGCATTGTCTAAATTAAAAGATCCAGATGCTGCTGAGAAATTAAAAAAACAAATTAGAGTTCCGATTAACAGCGTGAATAGATATATTAATGCTCTTAAGAATGGGAACGAGCCAACAGCATTAGCTAAAACTTTTACAGAACTTGAAGCTTCTCTGCGTATTAGAAATGCAGAATACAAAATGATTAGAAGAAGTTTAGTAAACTTTAATAAGATTACTAAACAAGAAAAAAGAGTAATGGTTACAAAGTTGCTTTATGCAGTTAGAGCAAAACTTAGAAATAGTGATCTAATTGATGATTTTGAAAAATTAGCAGCAATAAAAGATCTAGAAAAAGCTAGTGTTACGGACAATCAACCTACAATTAGTGTACCGGATATTGTAACATCTACAGATCAAATGGCTTTGTACAAATATATTGTAGGTGCAGAAAATATACAGATGACAAAAAAGTTTATCGAACATGCTTTATCTAATCAAGGTGCATCAAGTGCAATGATTAAAGGCTATCTTCCAGCAATCAAGATGTTAGATGATATTGTATCAGGCGGTCCTGCTTATATTCAGCAACTAAGAACGTTGCAAAAACGTGCAAATAAAAAGAATTAATCACCAAAAAAAGGTCTTTATAACACTTTTTTTCCTTTTATACTAAATACAATATAACAAAACACAAGAGAACGTGTTTTGCCATTAGAGAAATTAGGAGAAATAAAATGGCAGCAGTAACAAACACAAACGGACTAGTAAGTGATAAAAGCGGACTAGGCCCAACAACAACAGTAATTAACATTGCTAAAACAAACATCACTAATGCAGAAATGAACACTATGATGCAAGCACTAGGTACAGCTGGACACACTATTGCAGGTATAAAAGGTATGCTAGCAGACGAAACTGCTGATAACGTACAAGTTGTACTACAAGGCGGCGTAACATATGTTGCAGACGCATCTGACGCATTAGGCGTAACTGGTGCAGCAACAACTATTATTGCTGGTCCATTTGCTGGATAATAAAGATTCCTTACCTTAGGAACCGTGATGTTATAACAGGCGTCACACTAAAGAGTCACTTTTTAAGTGGCTCTTTTTTTATGGCTTAAATACTGTATGAAATTTAAAGTAGATACGCTATTAGATATAACTGAAACAAAATATCGTAGAGGTAATAGTCTTGAATCAAAACAACAGCAAAATTTTTTAACCTTTCTACAAGTACTAGGATTAAGAGTTAATCCGTTGTATACAACATCACCATATTCAGAAATGGCGATGATAGATAATTATGGCTTTGGAAAAAAATTTAAAAACAAACAAAGAGTTTGGACTTTTGAATTTGAAATAGAATACGGAGGCGGTCTAACAATAGATATGCTCCGGGAGGATTTTAATTATATTCCAATGATAGATAGTTTAGATGAAACAATAAATTTGTCTAAATCATGTTTTGAAACTAAATGTAAGAATTATACTAATATTTTATTCGAATTTGCATAAATAATATACGTAGGCACAAAGGCAAACTAAAGAGGCTTCTTAAAGAATAATGATAAAGGAAGAATCATGGCCACTGCCACTGACTTAGAAAGACAAAACTTAGAAGCACACGTAGACTTATGCGCCCAGCGTTATGAGGTGTTAGAAGGACGTCTAACTAAAATAGAAAGAAAAGTCGAATCAATACACGATGATATAGTATCAGGACAACAGTCTATGACAAAAGTTATCATCGGAGCAGCTGGCACAATCACAGCAGGGCTTTTAAGTACATTAGTAGTTTTATTAATGAACATGTAATAACACGATAAATAACTATATGTTATTACGTGAATTTTTTAATGAATTAGAAGAAAAACAAGTATGGGCAAGGTCTGGCAAAAAGATTGTCCGTAAATATCGCTGTGGCTCCGGACGCAGAAAAGGAAGAGTAGTTGCAAAAATATCTCAATGTTTTGCTGCACCTGATATTAAAAAAAGCGTAAAATTTAAACAAACTAAAAAACGTCTAGGAAAACGACTTACCCGCAAGGCTAAAAGGACAAAGCGTATTAATCCTGCAAGCCGTAGATTAAAGTCGTTGAATAAAAGAAGATGAAGATAGAAGAAATTACCGAAGGCGCCACAATGATATTTGGCAGAAGAGGCAATAAAGTTGTCCGCAAGTATCGCTGTACCGCCGGGTCTAGAAAAGGTAGAATTGTAGCGAAGCCAGCAACATGCACTGCACCTAAAAGAGTTAAAGCATCACAAACGATGAAAGCAACACGCAGAGCAAAAGGAAGGACGCAAGCAATTAAGACTACACGGACTAAAAAATTTAGTAGTGCATCTAGAAGATTAAGTAAGGTTAATAGAAGAGCTGGTGCAAAACGTAGGAGAAAAATATGAAGTTATCTGAAGTTGTAGGCGGAATACCTCCTGAAAAAGGCGGCTATGGTGCAAATACAATAGCACAACAAGACGCTAATCAAATGCAGGGTGAACCTATGGGAAAACCTGATGTAAACTCACTTGCCAATAACAAAGCAAAAAACGACCAAAAGAAACAAATTCAAGCACAAATCAAAGCTACACAGCAACAGTTAAAACAATTACAAGCACAGCTAAGAACAATATGAAAATAAACGAACTGATATCAAACTTTGAAATCTATACAACAAATGAAGAAAAAGATTTGTTGGAAAAGATCAACGAACCTGTTTGGTATAATTCGTTTAATGAAAGAGATCAATTCACTTTGCAGTCGTTAATAAGAAAAAGTCTAATAACTAAAGTGAGTATGAAGAATAGTGTATATGTTTGTAAGAATAATTCTTGAGGTATAATGAAAAAACGTCATATAATAAAACAATTAGAATCTATTATGGATTCGATATTAAAAGATGCTAATTTACCACATACTAAAGGTAAAACTATTCGCATATCAAATTATATTATACGACAAAACAAATTTAGAGAATATGTAATAGTTGATCTAACACATAATACAACTATAGCAAAAACAAACTTTAAAAATTGTGCAATTGCAATTGTAAAAAATTTAGTAGACGGAAAGAATGTTTTAAATAAGGTATCGAACTTAGATCACGAATTGCTTAAACATTCAAATGACGTAAAATTTTATCAACATTCAATAAAAACAACAACAGATAACTTTGTACGTGAAGTAAGAGAAATTAGACTTGATTTTAGTCTGTCTCATGCAGACTATATTAGAAATCAAATAGATGACATAATTTTTAACAATTGATAAATATAATTAATACCAGTAGGAACATATAACATGCAGATTAAAGAATTTTCAAGACCTATTACAGCAGCAAAGCTTAACGAAAGCCTTGCAACAAAATTTGGCACAAAAATCAATGTAGATCAATTTACTACAGAGCAGTTATTAGATGCTCGTAATAAACTTCGTACTAAAGTTTTTAATGTAGAAACAACCGAAAGTTTTGATAAGGTACAAACTGCGCAATATCAAAAAGATAAAATGTTCTTAGATGTTGTTAATGCTGCAATACTCGAAAGAGATGATGATATTGTTGATAGTATCGACGAAGCAATTAAACAAACTGTTAGCGAAGGCGCTGAAGACGAAGCAGAGCTTGTAATGGCAGCTAAGGACATGGTTGATCGTGTTACTGGTTGGATGGAAGACACAGCTGAAATGCAAACTGAATCAATGCTAGAACTAGCAGATGCTATCCGCGATGAAATGGGTAGTGAAAAATCAGAAGCATTTACAAATTTAATTAAGCCTGCACTTGAATCACTTTACGCTACAATGGAAACAACACGTGATGCATTAACATCAGGTGTTGGTATGATGACTGGTGAAGAAGCACCGATGGATACAATGGGTGCTGATGATATGGACATGGACGACATGGAACCAACTGATGATATGGACATGGACGCTGAAATGCCAGCAGACGATGACTTTGAAGCAGATGCAGCAGCAGCAGGCGGAGAAGAAGAAGCAGGCCGTGAAAAGCGTGAGTCAGTACAGCATTCAAAAAAAAAGCTAAAGTAACTGAATCAAACGTTTCTTTATATCAAGTCTTAGATCATTTCAAAGATAAAAAAATATTTAAAGTAAGTTTTTCTAAATTAGATAAGCTTCTACAAAATATTGGCAGAGGACAATTTAACTATGATACTTTTAAACAAGCATATGACAGTGATCTAAAAATTAAAAACTTAGTTAAAAACTTTGATAAAGAATCCATTGAATTAAAATCTTCTGAAAATGATGATCTTGCAATGGGCAAAAAGAAAGATCCTAAAGCAGTGTCTAAAATGGCTAAAAGAGCTGTAGATCTTAAAGATTTATAGGTTGACATAATTCCCTCAATATTGTATAATAACAATAATAAGGAGAAAATATGTTAACTAAAATTTGCGATTATCTTTATGAATACGATTTTCCTGTCGCCGCTGTCTTTGACAACTACATGGATGATATAGTTGATAATTATTTCAAAAAGCTAGACAGAGACAAAGGTTATAATGTAATTTATGAAAATGAATTTTTATGTAAGAAAGTAACTACAGCGTTTCAATCTATTATACAAGACGAATTCTTAGTTACAGAACAAATAGATACTACAAAACTATGGACTTATGTACAAAACAATGAACATAGTATTTGTGTAAATCATAATCATGCAAGAACAACAACTATTAATGGTGTATTTTATTTAAATCCTCCAGAGTCCGACGGCGGTTTAGAATATATACTCGATGACGGAGTACATTATTTACAACCAAAGCCTAACAAACTATACCTTATGCCATACTGGCTATATCATAAACCTACTCCACAACAAGATAAAGACTGGCGTGTCAGCTTTAATATAGAATATAAATGCATGTCACGTCCGGTACATAGAAGAACAGGAACCTACTGGTGAGTTTAATCATAGAAAAATACAAGTACGAAAAATTAAAACGTGTCGAAGTTGACGGCAAGCGTAGATACGCTGCACCCGGCGGACCGCCTGTAGCAAGTGTAACAACTATCCTTAGTGGCACTAAAGATATGACTCATTTGCACGAATGGCGCAGACGTGTTGGTGAAAAGAAAGCACAAGAAATTACAACTGAGGCAGCAGGTGTTGGCACACGTATGCACAAGTACCTTGAAGACTATGTTGATAACGGCGTGTGGACAGAAAGCGCAGGCAGCAATCCTTATGCACAGCAAGCATACAAAATGGCATGCGTTATTCGAGACGAAGCCATGGGCGATGTAGATGAGATATGGGGTAGTGAAGTTCCGCTTTATGTTCCTGGTATCTTTGCAGGCACAACTGACTTGGTAGGACAATACAAGGGCAATCCTTGTATTATGGACTTCAAGCAAACCAACAAGCCCAAGAAGCCTGAGTGGGTAGAAGACTACTATCTACAACTTACAGCATATGCATTAGGACACAATGAAATACACGGCACTGATATACGTGAAGGACATATCTTTATGTGTTCACGTGGCTTAGAGTATCAGCAGTTTGATCTATGGCCAGATGAGTTTGCAGAGTGGGAACAAGAATGGTGGAATCGCTGCCGACAGTATTACGAGAAACATGGCTAAATACTACTAATAATGCATTAGGAGAGAATATTGGCTATCGTTTCCATATCAAGAATACAAATTCGCAGAGGCAGAAAGAATACTAGTACAGGATTTCCGCAACTTGCTTCGGGAGAATTTGGCTGGGCAATAGATACACAAGAATTATACATAGGTAATGGTAGTGTATCAGAAGGATCTCCTTATGTAGGAAATACAAAACTACTTAGTGAACACGATGATCTTTTTGATTTAGCTAATAATTATGTGTATCGCGACGGCACTAATATTCAAACAGGTGATTTTGAAAATACACCTATTGAAAGAACACTTCAAGATAGACTAGATGACAGAGTGAGCATTCGTTCGTTCGGCGCTAATGGAGATGGCAGTGATCAAACAGCAGAACTACAAAGAGCAGTAGATCAACTCTTCTTAAATGTAGTAGGAAAAAATCAAGTTTTACATTTAGAAGCTGGAAACTATGTAATTTCAGATACAATTTATCTACCTCCTAAAACAATTATTAGAGGCGCGGGCCTAGGTAAAACTGAAATAACTAAAAACAACGCAGGTCCTGTATTTAAAACAGTAAACGGAACTAGTGTTGCAGGAACTCCTGCAACAGACGCAAGTACTACATCAGAGAATCAGCCAAAAAATATTGAATTATCGGGTATGACTATAACAACAACAGAGACAGCCTTAATATTACAAAATTGCAAAAATAGTACTTTTAGAGATATTGAGCTCACTGGAGCATTTTCAAATGGAGATGCAGATAATACATCTAGTATAGGAATACAGTTAAATATTTCAAATACGTTAGGGGCAGCCGGCACAAGTAAAAACTTATTTGAAAATGTAAGTATAAAGAATTTTAATTATGGAATACAGTCAACTTTTGACGTACAAGAAAACTTATGGTTCAAATGTAGTTTCGTTAATTTAGGTTATGGTGTTGAATTTGGTAAAGATAGTAATCTAGCATCGAGCGGAGAAAGAACAGGACCATCAAATAATACAATATCTAGTTCAGAATTTACTGATATTGATAAACATGGTATATGGATTACTAATGGTAAAAATAATCTAAGTACTGGAAATAGATTTACATTAGTAGGCAACAATGGCGGCAACGAAAATCTTGCAGAATATGCTGTTATAAATTATGAAACAGTAGGTAACCATACTTCCGACGACTTTTTTAGTAGATCCGGATCTTTGTCATATGATCAAGGATTTTTAACAGATAGTTATATTCCTGAAATAACAGGTGAAGTATTTGCAACTAACGAATATGTAAACAAAATTAGTTTAGTACAATATACTGACCCAGTTGTAGTATTTAGATTACCAGTAGATAGTAAAAAAGCTTTTAGATTAGAATACTTATATGTAAGTAATACTACAAACGGAATGAGACAAGGAACAATGTCTTTTGTAATTAATCCAGATCAGTTAATTGATCCTGCAGGACAAATATCTCTTGTTGACGATTATGATTTTGTAGGTGATACATTACTTGACGAATACTTAACTTTCTCTGCAGAATTAAGATCATTTAATGGCGGAAATTCACTTGACACATTAGAGGTTTCTGTGTTAAACTTAAACAACGACGGAAGCTCAGCAGACAGTGCAGAATTTTACTGGACAGTACACACAAAAATAGGTTAAGATGTTCCTAAAAAAATATGAAGATCGACTTCTAGAATGGAAAACTTTTAGAGAGACTCTCGAAGACTCTAAAATGCCATATCAAGATGTTTTAGAATTTTGGCAAGATGCTCCTATAGGAAACATTGCTATCGATCCTTACAACCAAGATTTATGGCCAACTCCTTGGCAAATAATTGAAGAAAATATTTATTGTCCCTTCGTGAAGATACTTGCTATCTGCTACACTTTACAGTTAACTGAACGTTTTTCTGACGGTGCAGCCGAGATACATATTGTACATGATAAGGAAAGAAGTGAGTCCAAAACACTTCTTATTTTTAATCAAATTTGCATAGGGTATAATGATTCTAAAGTTATTTTAAAAACCCAGCTGCCTAAAAATTTAAAAGTCGAAAGACAATATAGGATCCCTAAGGTCCTATAAATACCTAATATTTACAAAGAGGAAAGATAATGATTCAAGTTACTAAACGAGACGGACGCAAAGAACCACTAGACATTGAAAAACTACACAAAGTTGTTTTTTATGCGTGTAATGATATAACTGGCGTTAGTCCGAGTGAAGTAGAAATCAAAAGTCAAATTCAATTTTATAATGGCATGAATACAAATGAGATTCAAGAAACTTTAATTAAAGCAGCAGCAGATCTTATTTCAGAAGAAACACCTAACTATCAATTTGTAGGCGGACGTCTTATTAACTATGCACTACGCAAACAAGTTTATGATGATTACGAACCATGTACAGTTAAAGAACTTGTTGAAAAGAATACTGAAGCAGGCTTTTACGATCCTGACCTCATTTCTTACTATGACGATGACGAGTGGGAAAAGATTGATTCATTTATAAAACACGAGCGTGATGAGAATCTAACTTATGTTGCTATGGAACAGTTACGTGGTAAGTATCTTTGTCAGAATAGAGTAACTAAAGAAATATTTGAAACACCGCAGATGTGTTATATATTAATTGCAGCAACACTATTCAGTAAGTATCCAAAAGAAACAAGGCTGCGTTGGGTAAAAGAATACTATGATGCTATTAGTCTTCATGATATTAGTTTGCCTACTCCTGTTATGGCTGGTGTTCGTACTCCTCAGCGTCAGTTTAGTAGTTGTGTTCTTATTGAAACTGACGACAGTCTTGATAGCATTAACGCTACTAGCAGTAGTATTGTTAAATATGTAAGCCAGAAAGCTGGTATCGGTATTGGCGGCGGAAGCATTCGTGCTATTGGTTCGCCTATTCGTAAGGGAGATGCTTATCATACAGGTATTATTCCTTTCTATAAAATGTTTCAAGCAGCAACAAAGTCATGTAGCCAAGGTGGTGTACGTGGAGGTGCAGCCACTATCTACTATCCAATTTGGCATTTAGAAGCAGAAGAAATGTTAGTGCTAAAGAACAATAAAGGCACAGAAGACAACCGTGTGCGTCACATGGACTACGGTGTACAGTTCAACAAACTAATGTACGAAAGACTAATTACCGGAGGCGATATAACTCTATTCTCGCCTGCGGATGTACCTGGGCTTTATGATGCATTTTATGCTGATCAAGATCGTTTCCGTGAGTTATATGAAACAGCAGAACGTAATACAAAGCTACGTAAGAAAACAGTTAAAGCATCAAATTTGTTTAGCAGCTTTATGGAGGAGCGTAAGAACACAGGTCGTATCTATCTACAAAACGTAGACAATGCAAACGAGCATGGTAGCTTCCTTCCTGATGTTGCACCTATTAGACAATCAAACCTATGTGCAGAAATTGACTTGCCGACAAAGCCACTAACTGATCTCAATGATCCAGAAGGTGAGATTAGTTTATGTACTCTAAGTGCTATCAACTGGGGTAACATTAAACAGCCGAGTGACTTTGAAAAAGTAGCACGTTTAGCAGTTCGCGGATTAGATGCATTGCTGTCTTATCAGAACTATCCGATTGTAGCAGCACAATTATCTACAGAGAAACGCCGTCCGTTGGGCATTGGTATTATCAACTTTGCATATTTCCTAGCCAAACACGATCTTACATATCAAGGCATTGATGCAGATGGACTTGCACTAATAGATGAGTATGCAGAAGCATGGTCGTACTATTTAATTAAAGCAAGTGCTGACCTAGCAGTAGAGCAAGGTGCACCTAGTGGTGTAATGGAAACAAAATACGGACATGGTATTACACCAAATCAAACATATGCAAAAGCATTAGATGAAATTATTCCGCACGTTGAACGTCAGGACTGGGTAGGATTGCGTGAGCAACTAAAAGCAACAGGCATTCGTAACTCAACACTAATGGCACTTATGCCGAGTGAAACAAGTGCGCAGATTGCAAACGCAACTAACGGCATCGAGCCGCCACGTTCGCTTATCAGTGTAAAGCAATCAAAGCATGGTGTGTTAAAGCAAGTTGTACCTGAGTTCAAAAGACTAAAGAACAAGTATGATCTACTATGGGATCAACAGTCGCCAGAAGGTTACTTAAAGATCATGGCAGTGTTACAAAAGTACATTGACCAAGGTATCTCAGTTAATACAAGTTACAACCCAACATTCTACGAAGATGAAAAGATTCCTATGAGTGTTATGTTACAACACTTGTTGATGTTCTATAAACTAGGCGGCAAACAATTATATTACTTTAATACATATGATGGTCAAGGCGAACTTGATACAGATAAAATGACAGCATCAGCAGCTGAACCTGAAACTAATGGTCACCAGGTAAATGGTTATCATGTTGTTGATGACGAAGAGTGCGAGAGTTGCACAATTTAAAACTTGACATGCTCGCAAGGGCATGTTATATTCAACTATAGATATAAAAGAGGATACACACATGAGCGTTTTTGACGTAGAAAATAGGGTCGATCATACAAAAGTTACAGCTTTCTTGGACCCGAGCGGCGGGCCTACAATCCAACGTTACGACACACTAAAATATAAACAATTTGATCAGCTGACAGATAAGCAGCTAGGTTTCTTTTGGAGACCGGAAGAGGTAGATATCTATCAAGATGCTAAAGACTTTAAAGCTCTTACAGAACACGAGCGACATATCTTTACGTCAAATCTAAAGCGTCAAATCTTACTAGACTCAGTACAAGGTAGAGCACCTGTAGAAGCATTCACTCCTATTGTTTCGTTACCTGAGATTGAGAACTGGATCCAAACATGGACGTTTAGTGAAACAATTCATGCACGTTCTTATACGCATATCATCCGTAATGTCTATACAAATCCATCTAAAATCTTCGACGAGCTTATGTCTATCGGACCTATTGTAGATTGTGCAGAAGACATTTCAAAATACTATGATGAATTGATTGAAATGAGTGCATACTATAATCTTCTAGGTGAAGGCAAACACAAAGTAAATGGTAAGACAGTTGAAGTAGATCTTTATGAATTAAAGAGACGACTATGGCTTACACTAATGAGTGTTAACATTCTTGAAGGTGTGCGTTTTTATGTGAGCTTCGCATGTTCATGGGCGTTTGCTGAACTAAAGAAAATGGAAGGCAATGCTAAGATCATTAAGTTGATTGCAAGAGACGAAAATCTACATCTTGCTTCGACACAGATGTTGCTCAAACTTCTAAAGAAAGATGATCCAGACTTTATTAAGATTGCTGAGGAAACAGAAGAAGAGTGTATTCAGATGTTTGTTGATGCAGTTGATCAAGAGAAAGCATGGGCAGAGTATTTGTTCAAAGACGGATCAATGATTGGATTGAATACAGAACTATTAGGACAGTACATTGAATTTATTTGTACTCGTCGTATGACAAATGTCAATTTGAAGTCGCCATACAACACAAAAAGCAACCCGCTTCCATGGACACAGAAATGGATTAGTGGTGCTGAAGTGCAAGTTGCTCCGCAAGAAACAGAGATTAGTTCTTATGTAAATGGTGGCACAAAACAAGATGTTTCGGAAGACACATTTAAAGGATTCAGCTTATGATTTTTATATGGGGAAAGCCAGCATGTCCATCATGCACTAAAGCAAAAGCATTATGCGAACGGCGTGGATATGATTTTGAATACAGAGAACTTGGAAAAGATTTTGACAGAGAAGAAGTGCTTGCAGAGTTTCCAGAAGCACGTACATTTCCACAGATAGTAGTTAATGGTCTTAAAGTAGGCGGCTACGAACAATTTACAGCATATATTGAAGATACAAACTTTACAGGAACAGGACACACGTTATGATTATCGAAGCTCCATACAAAGCAAATGAAACTATTACTTTAAAAACAAATGCAGGTGAAGAAATTGTTGCCCGCTTTGTTGAAGAAGATACAAATACTATTACGGTTCAAAAACCTATGGCTATTATGGCATCTGGACAAGGTGTAGGACTAGGTCCGTTTGCATTTACAATTCATCCAGACTCAAAAGTCAAACTAAATAAAACTAGTATGATGTTTGTTCATAAAACAGATAACGAGATGGCTAAACAATATGTTTCTAGTACAACAGGCATACAAATGGCGTAGGTAATGTATGGCACACGAATTTATAGTCTTAAGGGATAATCAGTTAGAAACTTATACTGACTATGACTCTATTCCTTTAGACTTCGATCATGTGATAAAGTTTTTACCAGAAATACCTGAGCCTCCACATACTGAAGAGCAGCATGATGAAATAGAACAATGGCCTGCTCGTTTAGAAAAATTAATGGAGATAGAACGTGCCCGCAGCAACTAGAATCGGCGATGCAGATGTACCTCACTGCTCAGGAATGACAAGAGCCCAAGGCTCACCTAATGTGTTTGTAAATAATATTCCTTGGAGTAGGCAAGGAGATAACAATACTGGACACTTACTTCCTGGTAGTCCGTGTCCTACTCATGCAGCCCCTATTACTACAGGATCTACAACTGTATTTTGTAACAACAAAGGTGCAGGCAGGATTGGTGATGCAGTTACAGCTTGTACAAGTGTTGCTGCAGGATCTCCAAATGTATTTGCTGGCTAATAAAACTTGACACTATCTAATGTTTATGTTATAATAAGAACACAATAGGCAATTAGAGAGGCAAATATGAAAAATAAAGTTATATTGACAGACTGCGATGGTGTTATCCTTGACTGGGTGTACGCTTTTGATCAATGGATGTCACGTCATGACTATGAAATTATAGATAACAGTCAATATCAAATGGAGCTCAAGTATAGTTTAGATCCGAAAGAAGCAAAACGTTTAGTTCGAATGTTTAACGAAAGTGCAGCTATTCGAAAACTTCCTCCGTTGCGTGATGCTATCAAATACATCCGTAAATTACACGAAGAACATGGATATATTTTTCATGCCATTACTAGTTTAAGTACTGATCAATATGCATGTCATCTGCGTACAAAGAATTTACGTGAGTTATTTGGAGATACTGCATTTGAAAAATATATTTACTTAGACACAGGTGCAGATAAAGATGATGAACTTGTAAAATATCAAGGAACAGGATGTTGGTGGATCGAAGATAAGCCTGAGAACGCAGATTGTGGATTACAGTTTGGTTTAAATTCTGTGTTAATAAATCATAATTTTAATCAAAATTATACAGGAAACGCTAAAACAGTACAAAACTGGAAAGAAATATATAATCTAGTTACAGGGCAACATAGTTATGGAAAATAACTTGCACGAAGAATTAAAAGCAACTTTCTTATATTATTGTAAGGAAGTTGAATTATTTGAAGATAAAGGTATCAAAGCAGCCGCGCCAAGAGCAAGAAAAGCATTGCTTGATATGACTAAATTAATAAAAGAAAGACGTAAAGAAATACAAGAACGAAAGTCTTCAATGTAAATGAAAAAAATAAAAGTTGCAGTAGTAGCACCTGTAGCAGGTGAATACAGATATCCTAATAGTGATCTATTACATCCTATGTTACGCAAAGTAACATCAAAAGCTTTATATGGCGGAGTAACAGATGGTGCAAGTATATGTCCTATTACAAAAATAGCTAGACAAAATACTTTTGAATACATAAGTCCATTAGATTTTAGATTTATAATACTTGATAATGGAACAATTAGCTTTCATAAAAAAGATACCGGAATCGATCAAGACTGGCATATTCGAGATAGCGAAGCAGTCAATCATAGTGTTATATACGAAAACGGTACTGTACAAATGATAGCAGGTGACATAATGTTTGCTACTGATACACCAGGTACTAAAGTTATGTTTTGGCCTCATCCTAATAGTCCTATGCCAAATATGATGTTAGGCATGATGGATATTTACAACTGGTTACGAGCATGGCATTATACATTCTTTACTACTCCAAATTCTAATAAAGAGTATGTGATTAAAAAAGGTGATCCGTTAGCTATGGTTACATTTATTACTCCTGATATGGAATCAGTTGAGTTAGTTGTAACTGAGCCTACTCCAGAATTAGAAAGACTTGCTAGACGTGAATCAACAAAACTTTATAAAATTAAAGATTGGTTTAAAACATTTACTCTTGCAGGAAAACTAAGACCTACTAAAGTCATTCCAGAAGATGCTAAATCTTATTTTGGTACCTTTAAAGAATGATGTTAGCGCCAGCATTTAGTTTTTAAGTAAATACAAATGTTACCACAGCAATGAAAGGTTACAATGCTAAAAGTTATTGACGCTAGCGATTTAAAAGAAGAATATAGAATATTCTTTATGGTCAAAGGTCATCTTGAAGCTAATCCACAAACAGTTATGAGTTGCGCAGACAGTTACTTTAGACGCTTATGGGCAGATGGATGTAATGGTGCGCCTCTCAGTGATTATGAAGAACAGTTCGAACGTGCCTGGGAGGAAAGATATGGTCACTTCAAAAATAGCGCAACTTAGCGAACATGATTTAGATTATTTAGATCAACTACTACACAAAGAATTTTCAAAGCAGTGTAACGACAGCACACAATGGCGCAGCACACACCATCAAAATAATCCATATGATACTACAAAACAGCTTGCAAGATTAATGGATGCTGTTCGAAGTCAAAAAAAACTCTTGACAATGCCCAAATGGTAGTGTATAAATAGTATTGTAACGTTGAAGCAATTTGACGACTGAGCTGGACCCCGGGGCAGTACCGGGCTACTCCACCAAATGTACATTTGACAGTGACTCTAATGTACATTTGACGGGGTAGAACAAGGATCGACAGGCAGGATAGAAGAGTGGAGTTACCGGGATGTAAGCGCCGTTACCGCGAACGAAAATGATAATTGCAAACGCAAATTTCAAACCTGAACTTTTCTTTGACTTCGACGAGGTCTTAGAAGCAGCCTAAAGGCAAGTTCGCGGTTAGGGAGGCCCCGGGCAACAGAATGCCTCCCACTGCTACACTTTAGCGCAGTATCTTTACTTGACTTTACACTTTTTCCATGCTATATATAACACACACAAAAAAGGATTTATTATGAATACCTCTCCAAAGCCTATCGGTTGGGCAACAACAATCAAAACAGTATTAAGTATTCCACGTGAAATGTGGGACAGCGTAATGACCATTGAAAAATCACCACTACGCAACTTAGACCCTATGGTAGCACATATGATTTTCCAGTGTCTATTCTTTATCTGGAGCGGCTTGTTTGCTGTGATGATCGGCAGCTATATAGCGTTTGGCATTAGTGCAGTATTCCATATGGTATTAATCAGTGGAGTTACAATCACAGCAATGACATTCCGTCAAGCAGAACGCAATCCAGAATCAATCAACAAACTTATCAAATCCGGTCAGAAATACAACGGCCGAGCAGCAGATGGAGAACATGTATAATGTTTAAAGGACTAGCACTATCATTTTTCGTTATAATTCTGATGTTTACAGTAGTACCCATTGGCATAACTATACTCACCTTGGGTGTAGATGAATATGCTAG